GAAAATATATCTAGGAGTTGCTTTATTCTCAAAATATTCAAGATTAAACTTAGATGAAAATTCATTACCAGCCATAGCATTTTGTGCAGAAACAATAGCTGGAATACCATAATAGGTATTTGTTGGAGTGTAATTATAAATGTGGATAATTTCATTTGGACGAGGATCTGAACCAAATGGTGCTGCTAATGATTCATCATCGTGAAAGTTCTTAAAGTAAGCAAACTTTCCACCAACCATTTGAACAAATCCATCACGAAGTCTGCGTACACGCATAGTTGCTGATGGAATATGACCAATGTAACCAATTTCACCAGTAGTCTTTCTGCCAATCTCAAGATATCCGTTACCAGTAGACTCAAGGTCTAAGTAAAGCTTTGTTAGAGTAGCAGTAAAAGTATCATCATCATTTCTAGTATCTAGCCAATTAAGAATTTCTTCTTTTGCACCCTCAAGTTTACGTCTTACTTTTACAACCTTTTCTTGATCTACCATCGCTTCAAGTTTTTGTTTTGTTTTAAGTGTATAATCTAATTTGTAACCAAGACCAACAATATTGGCAACTTTAGCATTAATTGCTGCATAATTTGCAGAAGACACTTCATATACTTTTGCAAGGGTTACTGGATTATATGGTGGCTCAATAACATCAAAAAGACCATATCCGTATTGAAGAAAAATTAATTGTTTTGACTCTGCATCATCTCCACCAATACCATTATTTGGAGCAGTAAATTGTGCTCCAGGAGTTATTGCTTTTTCTAATTTGCGTTTAATATTTCTTTTAAAATTTGGATTAATTCCTTTATACTTAAGGATCTCTTCTGTTGATTTTTTAAACTCATCTGTTTCAACATACTGTGGTGAGACTATTCTATCTAAGCCAATATCTCTACCATTAATTACAAAACCATCATTATCTTCTTGCATTTTGAAACACTTCTCTCCAGTTTTCTGTATCTCCATATGGAGTTAAGCCTTCAGCCATTCTATCAATATCTTCTCTAGCTGTTGCTTCAGATACCCTACCAACACCAGCCAAAAATACTGGCTGACCTTCGGTTTTACCATAATGTTTTGCTGCTTCAGTAATATGTTTAATTTTTTCTAAATCATATCTCATTGATGGAATATTCAATGGATTGCCATCTTCATCTTCAAAGTTCTGTCCATTTGGCAGTTGCCAGACATAAACACCAAAATCTGCGGTGCTTTGTACCACAGAAAGTCTATTTTTATTATTTATCATACCACTATGATACCATTTTATTATTCTTTATTCAATGTTATTTCTTAACTGTGTACGCAATTACTCTATCTTGTAGATTTTTAGCAAAATTTACTAATGCTGAACCATTCCATTTAAATGCTGTTGTGTTATTTACAGCAACATTTAAATCTTGATTATCCATATAAACTGTACCACTTGTAAACGACTGCTTTGTAAACTGAACAGTTACTGTTTTTGTTGTTGTATAGATATCAGTATCCACAAGACCTGTTGGATTTGCAGTAGTTACATTGTCTACCGTCCATAATTCTGGAGTTCCTGTTGCTGGTTTTAATACAATATAATCTCCATTTTCTATATATTGTCGATCAACCTTTAATTTATTATTTAATAATTCATTGTTATTTTGAGTATAGTTATCAAAGACAACCTGAGAACCTAAATCTAATTTTGTTATTACTGGATCACCATATGTAGGGATAGTAGATAAATCAACAGTAGTATTAAATGTTAACTTGTGCATAACTTTTTTAAACTTTACAATATCTGTAAACGAAGCATTTATAACTTTACCCTTAGCACAACTAATAGTTATTTTATTATTTGCAGAATCAATTTTTGTGATTTTGGCATCTGATGCTATAATACCCTTAGTGTCAATATATACCTTATCTTTTTCATCTAATAAAGGAAAAAGCGTATTATTTGCAAATGTTAGAATAGCAGTATTTTTAGAAGATGCAACTCTTCCAGCAGTAGCAGCTATTGATACATCTTCATTTTTAATATCTGTTATATAATAATCTGTTTCAAAGCCATTAACCTGTAAATAACTTCCTGGACTTCCTGCTTTTAAATTATTACTAGATGTAATATACATATATTGGCTTCCAGTGGTAAAAGTTTTTTCAAGTGTAGTTGAAATGTCTTTACCAATTTCTGTATCTAAATAATTTAAAGTCACTGTTTGTGGGCTGGACTCTCCTTTTAACTCGGTATAAATAAAACTTCCACCAGCTAAACTAGATGTATCTGTAATTATTTTACATAATTGCGTAGAATCGTTTAATGTTTTTTCACCATTATCGTCTATAAGTGTTGGTCCAGTGGAATATACTGTATTTTGAAAATCACCAGAGAATAGATTATAAAGATTAGTTACAGTTTTCGCTGTAAATTTTTTATCAAATATCATTAATTGATCAATATAAAAATAAAACTCTGAGGTTCCAGAAACATTTCCTAATATAATATCTTTTGGGGTTAAGTCTGTAACATATATTGGGGTATTAAATACAAAAGTTATATGATTCCAACTATCTGTTTTAATTGTTGAACTAGCAAAACCATTAACATAGATTGTTGCACCTGTTAAAGATAATGTTGTTGATGATAATGACATTTGAGAGCCACCGACATTAATAATGTCTGCGGATGTTGTAGTAGATGGAATATAAGTCATAAAAGAAACTGTTTGAATACCAGAAGCAATAGACATATTTCCTTGATAGTTTTCATTAGTTGTATATGTATAAAAAGAACTTGAGTTTAGAGGAACCGTAACATCATTACCAGATACAGAACTTATTGTTAATGGAGTTGATTGATTCCACTGAGTAGTACTATAAACTTCTGATACAACTATTTTGTTTGTAGAAACAAACTGATTATCTGTAATTGTAAAAATTGTATCTGATCCAGATGATTGCGCTGCGGTTATATGACCAACTTTTGAGGGGAAAGCATAATCTTGAGTAATTTTTACATAAGAGTTTTTAATCTTAATTCCACTTTTATTTCCATTATAAAAAAAAGGATACTCTTGTAAGTCTGGTACAGATACTTCATTACCACTATAATATATTTTTGCTGGATTACCTCCAGGTGATGCATTACAGGTTAAATATTTATTATTTCCATCTTCAATTACAGGATAACTAAATAGCCTAAAATAATTTAAATATGGTGGTTGATCAATTAAATCATTTGTTTTAAGGGTTAAATCAAACTGAAGCAAATCTGAATAATTAGATCCATCTTGGATTCTATTTATAGAAGTTTTATTTAACCAGTCTTCATCAGTAATAGTTCTTTCTGAAATAACTTCAGGTCCTTTGAATTGAGAAGTTGTGATTATATTATCATTTATAGAATCACCTACTAAATCTGCCGTCCAGGTTGTTGTTCCACTAACTGAAACTAAAAGACTTTCACTTAACTCTGGATGACCAAATTCTAATCTAGATGCTCCAGGATATGTAACATTTGGCTCTGCAAGTGACTGCAAAGGAACATCAATTCTTGCTGTAGCATAAGACTGAACCTTAAATCTTTTTTCTAAATAATTGGGGGTGGCTGTATAATAATGTTTAAAAGAAGAACCTTCTATATTTGCCTTTGTACTATACAACAAAGAATTATCTTTATGTATACCAATAATTTTTGTAAGATATTGAGTTGAAACTATTGTAACTAGATTTTTTTCTGCTTCATCATTTTCACCTTCAGTCCAATAATCAGCGGAGCCAATCCTTAAATCTGTTTTAGATAAAGACAAAGGAATATCAAGGGCTACTGATGTAATTACTGGAGATCCAGTATTTGGTACATAAATAAGATTAATATTTGAAGAATCTATAACATAAAAACCTACATAAAAACTTGTATCTGTTGATGATGTTACTAATGTTGAAGCTGTATCGCTATTTATAAATGCTTTGATTCCACTAGATGTATTTACAAACTCAATAGAGTTATCTGTATCTAGTGAAGTTAAAATGAATAATGTTTCATCGATAGATGGAGTTCCATTTTTTGTAAATTTAAATAACCATCCAGAGTCGGTTACTGGGAAAATAGAACCTATATCTTCTATAGATAAATATGAATTTGCATCAAACCTATATTCTGAACTGGAAGAAAATCTAGAATCAATATCTGACTGACTACCATAACCATCACGGAATAATGATAATGGTTCTTGTTTTGGTTTGATAGTTAACACATTATTATAAACAACACAGTTATTTGATTGTGTTATAGACCAAGGATTAGAACCACCAAACTCATATTTTTTAATATCTTGATGACCATCCATAGAAAAATTATAATAAACTCCGTTATTTTTATCCACAAACTCGGTAGGAATACTATATCCACAACCATATACAAAGTGCTTTAATACTTGTTGTCTTGTCATAACATAAGAATATAAAGCAATGCTATCTATCTGTAAAATATCTATTCCAGATGGTTTTTGAAACTTAAAATCATTATTAATATAAGTAGCATTAAAATATGAAGAATGATTATATAAAGATTTACTTTTTGAAACACCATTTACTGTAAGGCTGATTTCTGATTTAGAATATGAAGCCACAATATGTAATGGCTTATTAATTGAATCAATATTTACTGACACGCTTTTTTTGTTGCTAGATGTTCCTATTGTATAAACTAAGTAATCATTTATTAATGATATTTTAATTTCTGGATCACCAGGATCTCCTTTATACATAATAACTTTTTCTGTAGATGATGAAGAACTTATTTTAATCCAAAACTCAATAGATGATGGATTTCCAGAATCATACAGCGACATTTTATATAAAGAAGGAATAGTGATTACTCCAGAATTAAGTATAGAGATAGATGATTTACCACCATAAACTATCGGCAAAATAGATTTGAAATCACCAACATCAACAACCGAAGAATAAGTTCCACTATAAAGTTTTGATTTATTTGCATCTGTAATAAATCCGTGACTTTTAATACTTGTACTGCTTTTTCTAATTACATTTGTAACGCTTCCAGCAGTCATTATGTTTGCAGAAGATATAACAATAGATGTAGATGTGATTCCTGTAACAGTTACCGTACCAGAACCTAAAGTTCCTGGGCTTCCTGCCGTTGCAGTAATTGTGTCACCAATTTCAACATCTCTAGAATCTAACGAAGAAATGGTTGAAGTATACGGACCAGAGCCACTTACTGTTCCAATTACACCAAATCCAGATAAAAGTTTTATGCCTTCATCTAATGACCAAAATCCTGCTGGACTATCTTTTTGAATTAATTGTGAATATGACATATGACCTCAATTATATTATACCCCTTTTGAGATATCAGTGATATCACAGGCACCAGCAACACAAGCTAAATCTTGTACGGATGTAGTTGCATCAAAGGTTTCATATATTTCTAGCCATTTCCAATCTAAGTCGGCTGGTATTTCTGAAACAAGTTTATTATATTCATTCTCAGTAATCTCTTGATATGGAGCTTGTTGATATGTATGCTCTGAATAAGGTAAGAATGAAACACCCGACATTTCATCAATATGTTCATATACCCAAGCACCAACAGCCATCCATTCATTTTCTTTTACAGAGATTGTAATAGAAGGCTTATGCTCTGCCCAATGTCTTTGATAGGCTAACCAAAGATCCAAATGTTGAATAGCAGTTAGATTTTCTCTAAGAGTAGAACCTTCTGGTGCTTTAATTGGAAAAGTAAAGACCATAGTATCATTTGGTTTCATAACATCTGGTTCGTGCTTGATGCCCATATCAACAAGGAATGTTGTAATTGGATCTTTCATATCACCACGAATTGTGCGAGCATAATACTGTGAGTGCCAAGGATGCATACCAGAAGATGAATTAACTAGCTGTGAAACGGTTCCAGATGGCTTTACACAAGTAATTGCAGCGGATTGATTAATACCAATCTCTTTTGCCCAATAAGCATTTGTTGATACAGCCTGTTCTCTAAGAGCATCTAGCCATTCAGCAAGTTTTTCTGCACCCTCAGAACCATTAAGAACTGGATGTGAAAGTTGACCAGTTAATGAAACACCAAGTAATCTTTCTTCTTCACTATTCTTTTGCCAGATTTTGCGAAGATATTTAAAACGAGTAAATGTTGACTGAACGGTTCCAAGAAGTGTTGCAAGCTCTACTTTACCCTTAAGTTCTTCAAGCGTATCTGTATCCCTAACAACAACTTCTGTAAGATTACAGAATTGATAAGGACGAAGAATAATCTCAGAACAAGGATTTGTACCAAAATCTGCGGTTGCATCTCTACGACCATTCTTTGCAGAAATCTTTTGTGCTGCTTCACGACTGAATATACCACGCTCACCTGACTTTGAGTCATAGACTGCTTTCCATTCATCCATGAATACTTCCATAGTTGGCTTTGTATTATATACAGCGGAGTTATTTGCTAATGCTCTTTGACCACTATACTCCCACCAAGAACCTGCTTTTGCAGCAGCCATATTACGATCTTCAAGATCTGAAAGTGAAATCATTGCACTTCTGCGAACACCACCAACAACTACAACCTCTGCAATCTTACACATAAGATCGTGGGCTTCTAGAGGAGTTAATTTTCTACCAGAAGCATTTTTAATAGTTGCAACGGAAAACTTAAATAGTCTATCTAGTGGATCTGGACCAGATGCACGACCACCAAATGTTTTAAGACGAGCACCAGCGGGTCTTACAAGTGACATATCCCATTCTGGAATCTGACCTTGCCAAAGAAGTGCAAGAAGTTCTTTAAGAGATCTAGCCCAACCAGCCTTAGAGTCTTCAACAACAATCCTTGTATTTGTTTTTTCAAAATGTTCACTAATGGCAGGTAGCTGATTAACATATTGTGATTCAACAGAGTAACCTACACCAGTTCCACACATAAGGATATACATAGCCTCATCAAATGAGCGTAGGGAATCTACTGGCA